CACTTCCTTTTTGGGCAGGACCGCCACCCTGCCTGGAGCCGGGTTGCGGCGTAACCTTCTCGCCGCGGCGTCACATTCCTCGGCGACCTCCTCCAGGAAATTGTCGAGGCCGTGTTCTGAGATCAGAGAGCGGATCAGCCGGCTGCGCTCGGACGGCCTCATTTCGCACCTCCCTGGTGTCCGAGGCGGACTCCGCGGTCGACGATGTCTTCGATCGTCAGGCTGGCCTCAAACTCGACGAAGTCGCGCAGAGGGTTGGCTGCGCCAGCCGGGTTCTTCGCGAAGTAGGCGAAGACCCTGGCGCTACGCTTGTCGTCGTAGACCATGTGGAGGTGGGTCGCTTTTTCGTAGTGGTTGCTCGTCATGTCAGTGTCCTCAGGTGTGCGTTGTCAGTCAGTAATCAGTGTCGTCGGCGCGCATGCGGTGTGCGTCCAGTCGAGTACCTTTCCGTTGCTGTGGTTGGTCGTGTACTTGAAGTTGACGCGGCCCTTCTTCGTGACGCGAACCTCGATAACCTCGACGACGAACGTCTTATCAACCAGTGTCGGGTACGGGTCATAGCAGGGGGTCGTCCACTCAAACTTGTCACCCTTACTCAGTTCGCCGTAGGTGATGTCTTTCGCGTTGCGCATGGTGGTTTCCTCAGGTGTGCGTTGAATGTAGGTTCATTATAGTCCCTCTGGGCCCCATGTCAACACCTAATGTCAACTTTCTTCACCGATAAATCTAAACTTTAGATTTTTGGACAGGCCAGGTTGACGCCCCTGGAAAGACCCTTTTCACGGGCGGCTGGATTTCTCCTGGGCGATGCCAGAAACTGCGGTTTCCGGAAACCCACTGGAGAGAAGCATGGCAGTACAGCGAGGTCGCCGATCCGCGGCGAGCCAGGACATACCCAGGGTGCAATCTCAGCGCCCGGACCCGCAACCCCACCTCACGAAAGAGCAGCGCGAGATCTGGCGCCGAATCGTCAACGCGCTGCCGGCGGACTGGTTCCGCGACGAAACCCTGGACCTCCTGGCGGAATACTGCGAGCAGGTCACGCTCTCCAGGAAGATCAGCCAGTTTATCGACGAGCTGACGCCGGCGGACGGCGCCGAGGATCTGCGAAAGCTGCAGATGATGAAAGACAAGTCGTCCAGGGTGCTGATGTCCCTGGCGACGAAGATGCGCCTGTCCCAGCAGTCGACGTACCACTCCGAGAAGGTCAAGACGACCGCTGATGTGCCGGATGCCCCGTGGCAAATGAAGGCCGGCTAACGTCCGACCTGGTTATCGAGTTCATCGAGGGCTGGTGCCGGGTTCCGGAGGGCATTCTGGTCGGTCAGCCGGTGAAGCTGCTCGACTTCCAGAAGGACTTCATCCGGGCGGTCTACGATAACCCGGAAATCACCATGCAGGCGATCCTGTCGATCGGAAGAAAGAACGGGAAGACTGCCCTGTGCGCGTTCCTCATGTTGGCCCATTTAGTGGGTCCGCTTGCGATCCGCAACTCGCAGCTGTACTCCGCTGCGCAATCGAAGGAGCAGGCCGCGCTGCTCTTCGACCTGGCGAAGAAGACGATCCAGATGAGCCCGGAACTCGAGTCCAGGGTGCTGGTCAAGGAGTCGACGAAGATCCTGGTCTGCCCCAGCATCGGAACGCGATACAGGGCGCTTTCTGCCGAGGCCGGCACCGCGTTCGGCGCTTCCCCGATCTTCTGCCTCCACGACGAGCTGGGCCAATGTAAGGGGGCCAGGTCGTCGAGACTCGCGACCCGTTCGCCGAAGAGACGATCAAGATGGCGAATCCCGCGTTCGGCATTTTCCAGAACACCCGGGTCCTGCTGAAGATGGCCGATCGCGCCAAGCGCATGCCGTCCAGGGAGGCGCCGTACCGCAACCTGATTCTGAACCAGCGCGTGGAAACCTCGAGCCCGTTTGTGACGAAGAAGGTCTGGGATGCGAACTCTGCCGAGCATGAAGGGTTCGGGGTCTGCTACGGCGGCCTGGACCTCTCGGACTGCAACGACCTGACCGCGTTCGTCCTGGTGTCGACGATGAACGACGCTGTCAGCATCAAGCCGACCTTCTGGCTGCCTGAGAAGGACCTGAAGGAGCGATCGCGCATGGACCGGGTTCCCTATGACCGATGGGCCGAACAGGGCCTGATTCAGCTCACAGACGGCGCCAGCATCGAGTACAGGGATGTCGCCAAGTTCCTGCGGCAGCAGTTCCTGGATCATGACATCCGGAAGATCGCTTTCGACCGATGGAACATGCGGCACCTCCGGCCCTGGCTGATCGATGCCGGCCTGTCGGAGGCGTTCGTCGACGATCGATTCGTTGACTTCGGCCAGGGGTTCGTCTCGATGTCGCCGGCGCTCCGCACCCTGGAGGGTGTTCTGTTGAACGAGCGTGGCCGGCACCAGTCACACCCGGTGCTGAATATGTGCGCAGCGAACGCGGTAGTGAAGTCGGATGAGGCGGGGAACCGGAAACTGGACAAGAAGCGGTCCAGGGGAAGGATTGACGGGATGGTGGCCCTGGCGATGGCCGCGGCGGTCCAGGAGGAGGACCTGAAGCTCGGCAAGGTCTACCAGGTAGACCCTGCCGACTTCCTGGAGGATTTACAGGCGGCGAGCGCCTGACTTCACATGCCGTTGACGGGTGACTTGATGCGCGCCTCCTCAGGAATCGAGTCCGTTCGGATGAATCCCAGCCAGCGGCTGCCGATGATCTGGTCGTAGACTGCCGTGACCAGGGTTTCGTTGTCGCCGCGATCGATCAGCTGGAAGACCATCCTGCCGCCGATCGTGTTCTCGACCAGCCAGTTTTCGACAGGCCCGTGAGCGCGCACTGAGAGCGCCTGGTAGCCGTTCTGGCGCGTTCTGCGCTGGCAGTAAGGCGACAGCACCAGTTCGCCGATCACCTTGTCACCGGGCTCTGGCGCGGTCAGAGAGAACAGGTCGTCGAACGTCTCCGCATGCGGGAATGCGATCTGATGGCCGACGATCTTGCCCAGCTCGATCTTCTCTTCAGGCGTTTTCATGATTTGCCTCCGCGGTGTTCTTCATCCACTCAGGGACGCCCTTCAGCTGCAGTGTCAGCTCCAGGCAGCGAACCGCGATGCCAGGCATCGGGCGCGATTCGTTGCGCCATTTCTTGTACGTCGAGTAGGGCGTGTTGAGCTGGCGGGCCATCTCGACGGGGCCGACCTCCATCCAGGTTTCGGCGTCGGCCAGCAATTTGTTTTGTCCTTCAGTCATCGTATCGGTCCTCTTCGGGTGGGTGGTAAGTGATGCGGGTTGAGTCGCAGTTCGGGCAGGTCGCGTTGTCCTCGTGATCGTGCCAGGCCCACTGCGAGTAGAAATCGGCGCCGCAGTCTCTGCAGGTCGCGTCAGGCGGCTCGCGCCTGGGTAATGAAAATCCGAGCAGGCTCATTTCTGAACCTCGTCATACTGATCCAGCGCATGCTGGACGTTGCTCTCGCTGGCCGGGCTGCGCCGAATGCGAGCGATCGCCTGTTCGGCGGCCCGCGCCCGGCGCAGAGCCTTGTGAAGCTCTGCTTCCAGCGTGTCCGCGCTAACGCGAACACGGTCGCCCAGGTCTTTCCGTTGCCGTTCTACAAACATGTCAGTTCCACTCCCAGTTGTTGGTTTCTGCCAGGATCTTCTCGGCTTCGGCCCGGCTGATGCGCAGGCTGCCGCGGAAGAAGGTAGTCCTGACAACGCTGATGTCGCCGTTGCCCTTGTTGCCGACCAGGCGAAGCTCGACTTCGATGCCGCGTTTCCTGCCGTCGATCTCTGCGACTACGCCGGCGAACTGCAGCCAGTCAGCCTTCGCCCCGTAGCCAGCCCAGATGTATTCGCTGGCGCGGGCCTTGTTGACGATGTCCTGTGTGATCATGTTAGTGTCCTTTGGTGTGTGGTACGTTTGCCGAATCAGTGAGTGCAGGTTAGTCCCTCTGGGTCCTAATGTCAACCCTTTATGACCAAAAAAACACCGATAGATCCTGAACGCTCGAAAGCCTTGCGCGACAACGCTTTCAGAGAGGTGAACCGCTACGAGCCCGATCGGGTGCGGGTCGTTCGGGAGAAATACGGCGAGAAACGCGCAAACCGGATGAAGGCTGCCATTGCCCTGGACAAGGCCAGGTCCCAGGGCGCGAAGGTATGATCGAGCCGACCTGGAAGCGCATCGCCGCTTTCCACTGCGAGGATGACGGCACCCTGGGTGCGGTCTGGTTCGGCTACGACGACATGACCGGTGTCGCGCACCTCTACGACGTAGCGCTATTCCGCAACGAGATCATGCTCGTGATGACCGACGGGATTGCCGCTCGAGGCCGTCACATCCCGCTAGCCTGGGCGAAGAAGGATAAGAGCTTCGCCGACGAGTTCCTGAATGCCGGCATCAACGTGTTGCCAGATCACTGCGTCGACACTCCCGCGGACATCGCGGTCTGGACGAAAGACGTTACGAAGTACCTGAAGACCAATCGCCTCAAAGTCGAGAAGCGCCTGGGCGAGTGGTTGCGCGAGTACAAGGATTATCACAAGGACGGCAGTTCGATTCCGGTACACGGGTTCCCGCTGATGAGTGCGACCCGGCATGCGATCCAAAGGATTAACTACGCACAAGCGGAATCTTTCGGTAAACTCCACCGGCGAAACCATCCTAAATTGGCGATCGTTTAATGGCGAAGCTATCCGACCAGCAAGTAGTGGACCTCGCAAGGGGCGAACTCGAGGCCGCTATGGGGTCACCCGGCGGCGACATATCCAACGAAAGAGCCGAGGCTTACAACTACTACCTGCGCAAGCCGTTCGGTAATGAGCAGGACGACTTGTCGAAGGCTGTCACCTCCGATGTGATGGAGGTCGTCGACGGCATCATGCCCTCGCTGATGCGGCTGTTCACTTCCCAGGACAACCTGGTCGCATTTGACGGCTACGACATCCAGGACGAAGCCCAGGCCGAGCAGGAATCCGATTACATCTCGTACCTGTTCTTCAAGCGCAACCCGGCATTCGAGATCATGTTCTTCTGGACGTTCGACGCACTGCTTCAGAAGAACGGCTATGTGAAGTGCTTCTGGGATGATGCTGAGCGAGTATCGTTTGAGCGCTACCAGGGCCTGTCAGAGATCGAATTGATCGCACTCCTGGAGGACGAGGAGTTGGAGCCGATCGAGCGTGAGGAGCGCCCTGGCGAGTTCGTAGACGATACCGGCGAGCTGGTCGTTGG